CTAACAATGATGTAATCATACAGAGTAACGGTTCAACTAAGGTAACTCTTGATGGTGCTAATGGCAGAGTTGGTATTAATACAAATTCTCATCACGACACTAGTACAAAGTTAACTGTTGATGGAAGAATAAACACATCTAATGGAACTGCAACGGGCAGTATAAATTATGGTGGTGGTTCTGTTGTTAATGTAGGTGCTTTAACAAACCATCCTGTAAATTTAATAATTAATAATTCTACTAAATGGTTAATTGACACTAATGGTAATTTAGTTGCTGAAGGTGGCGGTGGTATTGTGTTAGGTAATACTTCTTATGCAGCAGCCAATGAATTAGACGATTATGAGGAAGGTACTTGGACTCCTGTTATAGCTGGAACAGGTGGCAACAATCCTTCTGTTACGTACGCAATTAGACACGCTCACTATACAAAAATTGGAAATATGGTTATTGCGGTTTTTAAAATTAATATTGCTTCTGGAGGCATTTCGGGTGGCGGTGGTGATGCTGCAATAAATGGTTTACCTTTTGCAGTTCAATCTCAAAGTGACGGTGGCGGTGGTATGGGTACTGTAACTATGGGTGACTTGAGATATGAAGGTTCATATTCTTCAGGTAGAAATAGTTTAATGCTTAAGACACAAGCTGGTTCATCACAACTGTTATTTAGACAATATAAACCTGAAACTCCAGCTAGCTTAAACACAGGAATAGCAATAACTCAAATAGACGATGGGTTATTGCAGCTTGAATGTTCAATATCTTACTTAACATAAGAGTAACAATTACCTCAAGTGGATTCTTGGGGCGGACAATGTTGTCCAACAACAGGAGAATGCAATGGCATTATCAAAAGAAACAGTAGTAGATAAGATAGAAGTTCTTGAAAAAGGACAAGTACAAGTAAGAACAGCAACACGAGTATTGGAAGATGGCGTACAACTTAGCTCATCATTTTCTAGGCACGTTGTAGAGCCACAAGTAAGAACTGGTTACGAAAAAGATGTAAGTGCTGGAACGTGGGCAGCTACAGATGTAACTGGTGAAGATGATAGAGTAGCAGCAATATGTACAGCTTCGTGGACAGCAGAAGTAATAGCAGCTTATAAGGCTATGGTTGTAGCTAACGACTAATGTCACAGAGGCTGATTAACAATTTGATTGCAGTAACAATAGTGGTAGCATTTTGGATTGCTATGGTTATACCTATGGTGGTGCAAGCAGCTGTAATAGAAACGGATGCTACATCTAAAAGCACAGTTACTAGCAACTCTACTACTAAAAGCACTGTTAGAACAAACCCACCTAGTGCTATCTCACCATCCCTTGGTCAGAACACTAAATGTACCTTTGGCGTATCAGGAGCTGTGCAAACTCAGATACTAGGAATCAG